GTAAAACGCCTTTACACCCGGTCTGCTATGCAAGATATTGATATCAAAGATATCTTTTTATGTATGCGCGCGCTTGGCGCCCTAGCCTTTGCGTTTTTTGGCCCCCCTACCCTGCCGGTCGCGGGGGGTGACGTACGTATAACCTGACAGATACCGATTTTTCGCAGAAACCCCCCTACCCCCGCCACTTCCCGGCCAAGCCCCCCTCACAAAAAAATTATAATTTTTAGCTTGAATAGTGTTAAGGCGCTCGTTATGTACCGCCTTACCAACAAAGGAGATGGAATATGGCTGTTTATGGCTACACCCGTGTGTCCACTGAGGACCAAGTTGAGAATACCAGCCTGGATGATCAGGCCCGCCAGATAAAAGGTATTTCGATTACCCACGATCTGGAACTAGATCACATCTATGAAGAGAAAGGCGTATCGGGCGCGGTCCCGCTCCTGCGCCGAGAAGAAGGCTGCAAGCTGGCGTTTCTTCGTGAAGGCGACACTGTAATTGTATCGAAGCTCGACCGAATGTTCCGTGACGCCAGGGACGCACTGAACGTCATTGGTGATTGGGAGGAGGCCGGAATAAACCTTATTATTAACGGCTATGGCAACGTCATGGACAAGAACAACCCGAACGGTCGTTTCATGCTCGAAATCATGGCGGTGTTTAGTGGTGAAGAGCGCCGCAGGATCAAGGAGCGCGTACTCGCAGGCCGCAGGGCCAAGAAAGAGGCCGGTGGTTTTCTGGGCGGAGAGCCGCCATTTGGTTATTCGTTATCAGGTAAGGGCCGAGGATCGCGGCTGCGCGAGAACCCCGAAGAGCAAGATGCGATTGTGACGATGAAAGCTGCGCGCTTGAAAGGCTACAGTTACCGCGACATAGTCAAGATCATTGCCAAGAAGCATGGCATCGACATCAGCCATGTCACCGTTCGCAAGATCATTACAGGAGAGCATTATGACTTCGTCCACCAGCCCTAAGACAAAGAAGAAGGCTACGAAGCCTAAAACGACAAACCCGTCCAGAGCCGCCAAAGCTGCAAAGGAAGCTGCGGACTTAATGTCCCAGAGCAGCCAGCAGCAGCCAAACTTCTTTTTGCAGTTTTTGAAGAAGTATAAAGACGATCCGGCTGGTTTCGTGCGCGATGTTCTGCGCGTCCGCCCAGACCCGTGGCAAGTCAAGTTTCTTGAAGCGATCAGCAAAGGCCACCGCCGTATCTCGGTGCGATCCGGCCACGGCGTAGGCAAGTCTACTGCGGCATCCTGGGCGATGTTACATTACTTTTTGACGCGCTATCCGGTGAAGGTGGTCGTCACCGCGCCGACATCCAGCCAGTTGTTCGACGCCATGTTCGCCGAACTCAAGCGGTGGGTCAATGAGTTGCCAGATGTTCTGAAGACGTTGGTTGAAGTTAAAAGTGACCGTATCGAACTCAAAGCATCGCCGACTGAAGCCTTTATTTCTGCGCGTACCTCGAGGGCGGAGACTCCCGAAGCGTTGCAGGGTATTCACTCGGACCATGTTTTGCTGGTGGCCGATGAGGCGTCTGGTGTTCCAGAGAGCGTGTTCGAGGCTGCGTCGGGTTCGATGTCTGGCCATAGCGCCACGACCTTGCTTCTAGGTAACCCGACCAGAAACACAGGTATGTTTTACGACACGCACAATCGCCTCAAAGGCGAGTGGAAGACTTTTCATGTGTCGTGTCTCGACAGCCCGCGTGTGTCCGAAGACTTCGTCAAGGAGATGCAACTACGATATGGCGAAGATAGTCCCGCCTATCATGTGCGCGTTCTAGGTAACTTCCCGCCACGCGAAGAAGACACCGTGATCCCCGTTGAACTGATTGATGGAGCTATGAACCGCGACATGGGCGTGAACGAGAACGCTGCTGGCGTGTGGGGTCTGGACGTTGCGCGTATGGGTAGTGACGCCAGCGCCCTAGCCAAGCGCCGAGGTTCCGTCGTCGAAGAGATACAGACCTGGAAAGGGCTGGACTTGATGCAGTTGACGGGGGCTGTCGTGGCCGAATACGAGGCACTGCCGCCCAGCAAGCAGCCAGTCGAGATATTAGTCGATAGTATCGGGCTAGGTGCGGGTGTTCTTGACCGTCTGCGTGAATTGGGCTTGCCAGCCAGAGGTATCAACGTGGCGGAAAGCCCGGCGATGAAAGGCACATACGCCAATTTACGGGCCGAGCTTTGGTTTAAGGCCAAAGCCTGGCTGGCAAATCGTGATGTGAAGATACCTAAAGATGAAGTCTTGTTCGCCGAATTAGCTGCGCCAAGATATAGCTTTACCTCCGCCGGCAAGATGCAAGTCGAGAGTAAAGAAAGTATGAAGAAGCGCGGCCTTGGCAGTCCCGACAAAGCTGATGCGTTATGTCTTTGTCTAGCCACAGATGTATCTACGGCGTTGCATGGATACTCACTGTCCGCCGCAAACAAAGGCCCGCTGCGCAGAAACATTAGGGGGCTTGTGTAATTAGACTATATTAGACTATATTAGACATAGCTCCTCTGCTTAGGGTAGAGCGGCGCGAATAGGGTTTTCCTCCTCTCCTTCCCTTATTCGTTGCTTTAGGGGGTCGGTGCGCGCAATCACCGGCCCCCTTTTATTTAGACAAAACAAAGTGTATTGTCGTGTCTCTGAAAGTTGACGGAGGGGGTCCGTGAATGACAGAGACGAAAACTTGCAGTCGCTGTAATCACGAGCGGCCAATAAAGGAATATTCTAGCAGACGCACGTTCTGCAACAGATGTCATAATCTTAACCGCAGATATAAACTTAACTACGCCGAACTTGTAGATTTGCTTGAAAGTCAGAACGGCCAGTGTGCTATTTGTTCATGTGAGCTAGATGTTGAAACTGACAAACATGGCCGTCAAAGCGTCGTAGATCACTGCCACGACACTAACATTGTACGCGGAATTTTATGCCATCTCTGTAATCTCATGCTAGGCTATGCAAAAGATCGCGCAGTTGTGTTACAAGAGGCAATTCTGTATTTGGACAAAAAGCGTTCCGCCGAGCGTAAATAGGACAAACTAGATGGCGAAATACCGCGACAACAGTAAACCCTCCGACGAGGAAATTGACATGGCCGCTAACGGCGAGATGCCGGAGGACATGGAAGAAGAGGAGTTTCAGGGCGTCACTGAAGACGACTTACACGGTATTGTCTCAGCCGAGATAGATGACGCCGTCGATTATGTTGATGATGTTATCAGCCCCCAGCGAGCGACAGCCGGCGAATATTACAAAGGCGAGCCGTTCGGAAACGAAGAAGAAGGTCGCAGCCAAGTCGTATCAATGGACGTGCGCGACACCGTCCAGGCTATCATGCCGTCAATCATGCGCGTGTTCTTTTCCGCCAACAATGTTGTCGAGTACGCGCCGAACGGGCCGGAAGATGTGCAGAGCGCCGAGCAGGCGACGGAATACGTCAACTACTGTCTGACCCGCGATAATAACTTTTTCAACGTCTGTTACTCGTCTTTCAAAGATGCGCTGATCCGTAAGAACGGTATCATGAAAATTTGGTGGGACGAAGAGAAGAATGTCGAGACTATCGACTATACTGGACTAGACGAACAATCCTTCACTGTTCTGGTATCCGACCCTGACGTAGAACTTCGTGACGTTGAAATTGAAACCTCGGAAACAGAAACTGTCGGCCCCGATGGTATGATGATGATGTCGCAGACGCCTGCGACGTACTCTTGCACCGTTGTCCGCACAACAACTAAGGGCCGCGTTGCTGTAGCGTCTGTTCCGCCTGAAGAGTTTCTGATCGACCGCCAAGCGAAATCTCTGGAAGAAGCCGAATTTGTCGGCCACCGCCGGTATGTAACTGTCTCCGATCTTGTTAAGATGGGCTACGACCTCGACGAGATTGAAGACCTTGGCTACGAAACAACCGAAGACTTTAATGGGAACGAAGAAGCCTTCGACCGGAATCCGGACGCAACGATACTTGGCGCGGGCCGAACAGACCTCGCAAGCCGTAAGATCGAATATATTGAAGCGTACCTCTATGTAGATATGGACGGCGACGGTATCGCCGAACTGCGCCGTGTCTGTGTCGGGGGCAGCGCCTACCGGATTTTGCACAACGAACCGTGCGATCACATCCCGTTTGTAGACTTTTGTCCTGATCCAGAGCCACATACCTTCTTTGGTATGTCGATTGCGGATGTCGTTATGGACATCCAGCTTATCAAGTCGAATATCCTGCGTAATATGCTCGACAGCCTGGCGCAGTCTATCCACCCGCGTACTGCTGTTGTCGAAGGTCAAGTCAACCTCGAAGACGTAATGAACACCGAAGTAGGTGGTATCATTCGTATGCGCGCACCGGGCATGGTGCAGCCGTTCTCCCAGCCCTTTGTCGGCCAAGCAGCGTTCCCGATGTTGCAGTATATGGATGAACTGCGTGAGAACCGCACAGGTATCAGCAAGGCCGCTGCGGGTCTTGATGCAAACGCGCTTCAGTCGTCTACCCGCGCTGCGGTCGCGGCGACAGTCACCGCAGCACAGCAGCATATTGAACTCATCTGCCGTATTTTTGCAGAGACGGGTATGAAGAGCCTGTTTAAGAAGGCGCTGTATCTTGTGACGACGTATCAAGACGCGCCGCGTATGGTTCGTCTGCGCAATCAGTTTGTGCCGATTGACCCGCGTGTGTGGGATGCGAATATGGATGTTCTCGTCAATGTTGCGCTTGGCACTGGAACTAACGAAGAGAAACTGGCGTTCCTCGCACAAATCGCCCAGAAGCAGGAAATGCTGATCCAGCAAGGCGGTGTGCAGAACAACCCGCTCGTTGATCTGGGGCAGTATCGTAATACCCTGGCGCAGATGTTGGCCTTGGCTGGGTTCAAAGACCCCAATATGTTCTTTAAAGACCCTGCCACTCAGCCACCACCGCCACCTCCCCCGCCACCGCCACCTTCGCCTGAAGAAATCTTGGCGCAAGTGCAGGCGCAATCTATTCAGGCCGACATCCAGAAGAAAGCCGCCGAACTTGAACTTGAACGCGAAGAGATGCTTCGTAAGGATGATCGTGAGCGCGACAAGATCGATGCAGACGTAATGTTAAGAGCAGCGGAAATCGAGGCAAAGTATAACACTCAAGTTAATACCGCCAGCATTCAAGCCATGATGCAGCGTGACCGCGAGTTTATGAAGCAGGCCATGCAGCCTGCTCCGGCTCCTGCGCCGATGCCCATGCCTGCCCCAGAGCCTGCGCCGATGCCGATGCCGGAAGGCCCGATGCCACCAGAAGGGATGATGTAATGGCGCTACTTCCTACCATGTATGATCCGCTCGTTACTCCAGACACGATAGCGTCCCTGCTGCCTCGCGCTGAGTATCAAGGCGGGCCTGCGCAAATTACGATGCCTTCCGCGCCGCCTATTACGAATACGCGAGTGGTGCAAGTTGCGCCGGAGCAGAAAGTGCCTGCATCAGTCCCAACGCCTACACCAACTCCGACCCCTACGCCAGTCTACGATCCGGTTGCGGATATGTTTGTCAGAGGCGCCAACAAGTATGTCTTGGATGAAAAAGGTAATGTTGTTCAGGTGCCGCAAGACACTGGCTTTATACCTGACACGTCCGGCGGTATGGTCAGCACACTTGATCCAAATCTGCGCAATAAAGCAGTCAGCGCCGGTTTAAGTCCTGAAAACATTGCTGCACTAGCTGGCGACATGCGTGTCCTTCCGTCGTATACGCCGCCCACCGCGTCAACACCCCTCAGCGCATTCCGCAATCCTTCTGAAAACGCCGCCCTCGACTGGATGTCTCTTGACGACCAGCTAGGCTATTTCTTCTCAACTAACGCAGCCAACCCTGCGGACGTGAAAGGCAACCCAAGCGCGTTCGTGCCTCTCGATGAGAACGCAGGCTACCGTTTGTACGACGCTCGCACTGGCCAGTACGTAGCTGAAGGCGTAGGCGCGCAAGGTCTGCAAGACGTTTACTCTATGGCGCAGAACCTATCTGCTACAGGTGGCACAAATGCCGATTGGCGCGTAGAGATGCGCAAGTCCGGTAGCGAGAGTTGGTCTACTATGGCGCGGGACAAGCCCAAGAGCGACGCTCTTGGCAACATTCTTGGCGACATAGCTCTTGGCGCGGGCGTAGGCTTGTTGGGCGCGGCGACTGGTGGGCTAGGCTTGGCTGCGGTTCCAGCGGCGCTTGCGGGCGGCGCGGCAGGCGGGGCGCTTAGTGCAGCAGGTGCGAATGTTACCGACATCGCGCTCCCTGTTGCTGGGGCGATGATTCCCGGTGTCGGCCCCGTACTCGGTGCCACATTAGGCTCTGCGGCGTCTAGCACCGTGCAAGGCCGTTCTCTTGAAGACACATTGTTGCGCGCTGGCCTTACCGCTGGGACAGCGGGACTTATGCAGGGAACTGGCTTGGGGAAAGACATTTCAAGCGCGCTGGGCGTAGGCCAGAGCGCAGCCGAAAGTGCTATAGCGCAAAAAGCCGCTGAACAAGCAGGTAACATTCTTGTAGAGCGCAGCCTTGCCCCGCTTATCGAATCTGGCGCGGGATCGGTAGTTTCTTCTGTTTTACCAGACCTTGCGGGGACACAGACTGGTGTCCCAGAAGTCGCGCCAACTGAAAATCAAATTATTGTGCCGGGAACGCGACCTTCGTCTACTTTTGCAAAAGCTGTTGAACCTTTTGCGTCAGGCGTAGCTAATGCGCTGGGATCAGACGGTATACCGACGACGGAAGGCGAGCCTATTATTGTGGAGGAAACGCGGCCTACTGTTGACGAAGCCTCCTCGCCAGAATTTATGGCGGGGCTTGCAGGCGCTGCGGCTGGAGCAGGCGTCCCGACGACGGAAGGCAAGCCTATTATTGTAGAAGGGCCGCTCCTAGAACCTATGCCTGGCGCCGAAGAACTTATTGGCGCAGCAACTGTGGGATCAGTGGCGGCAGGTGCGCTTCCTACTGGCGGTATACTTCAAAGCGGCCAAACGCCGACAGATGGCACGACCACTATGGGGACAGGCATCAGCCTGCTCGACGAAATCATTAAATACTACAGCCTCGGCTCTATCGGCCTCGACGCTTTGGGCGGGGTATTGGGTCTTGGCGGCGGCGGCGGCGGTGGGGCTACCGCGCCGTATGTTTCGCAACTTGGGCCTATGCCGACGTTTACTCGTGGCGAGTTCCAGCCATATACCGGCGACTATGAAACCTATGGATTTGGACCAGAGTTTAACTTCTTTGGCGGCTCCGCGCCGATTACCCCTACTGCCCCAGCGACGGGTGTACTTGGACCTAACACTCCAGTAGACACAACACTCATATGACCAAAGAAGAAATTATAGCAAAAGCTAATCACGCCAAGCGTCTTTTGGAGGACGAAGTGCTGCTCGATGCGTTCAGCACTGTTGAGGAGGATATATTCAAGGAATGGCGTTCGTCCGAAGTCAATGACTACGATAAACGAACTGATCTATTTCTCACGCTCAAATGCCTTGAGCGTTTGGAAGCCCGACTCCGGGCAATCCTCGATGATGGAACTATTGCGTCGAGGAGTTGAACTACACTATGAAAAGGTGATATATGGCGATTGAAGACGGCAACCCCCAAGGCGGGATCGGCCTTCACGAAGCAACTCTTGCCATCAGCAATTTGCTTGGCCCCGAACAGGACAACCAAGAAGAAGCTGAGGCGCTAGATCAAGAAGAAGCTGAAGAGCAGGAGCTTGATCAGGAATCTGAGACTGAAGAAGTCGAAGAGTACGAAGAAGAAACTGAGTACGACGAGGCTGACGATGTTGAAGATTCTGAATCTGACGACGAGGAAGTTGAAGAAGAAGCTACGCAGGAACTTTCAGAAGACCTTACCCTCAAGGTTAAAGTTGATGGGGAAGAGATGGAAGTCACCCTTGCCGAACTTCGGAACGGCTATTCTCGAACCGCAGATTATACGCGGAAAGCTACCGCTCTGGCCGAGCAGCGCAAGTCGCTTGAAGCTGAAGTGGAAGCCATTCGTGCGGAACGCACTCAATACGCGCAACTACTGCCGATCCTGCAACAGCAGATTCAGCAGCAGAACGCGGCAGAGCCTGACTGGGATACTCTTTATGATGAAGACCCCATTGAGGCTGCTAGATTGGAACGGCATTGGCGTAAAACCAAGGATGAACAAACGCAAAGGCTGGCCGCTATTCAGGCCGAGCAGTGGCGTCTCACCGAGGAAGAAACCAAGCAGCGTACACAGCAGATGCAAGCGGTTGTTCAAGCCGAACGTGCCAGACTCCCTGAAGTCATTCCTGAATGGAAAGATCAAGAGACGATGATGCGGGAAGCCCAAGAACTGCGGGAATGGGCGACATCGAACGGACTAACTGAGCAGGATGTTAATTCTCTCACACAGGCCGCTCATATTGCTCTTATCCGTAAAGCCATGCTGTATGATAAGGGTGTTAAGAACGTGGAAAAAGCGAAACAACCGGCCAAGAAAAAAGCTCGTGTTGTCCGCCCAGGTTCCAGCAACTCTTCTGCAAAGTCCGGTTCCGTTGATATTAAGAGAGCGTCCAAGCGTCTCGCACAAACTGGTCGCGTCGCTGACGCCGCCAAACTCTTGGATAAACTCATTTAGGGACTTTTAGTTATGGCTATTGTAGCAAACACCTTCACCCGTTATTCGGCTGTTGGTATTCGTGAAGACCTGTCGAATGTCATCTACAACATTTCGCCAGAAGAAACTCCGTTCATCTCGAACATCGGTCGCGAGAACGTCAAGAACACCTACTTCGAATGGCAGACTGACAGCCTTGCTGCTGCTTCGGCTTCGAACGCTGCTCTTGAAGGCGACGACATTTCTTCGTTCACTGCTGTTAGCCCGACCTCGCGGATCGGTAACTACACACAGATCAGCACGAAGAACGTCGTTATTTCGGGTACGCTCGAAGCTCTCGACAAAGCAGGTCGTCGTAGCGAACTGACATATCAGCTTGCAAAGCTGGGTTCTGAACTGAAGCGTGACATGGAGAGCGCACTGCTCGCCAACCAGTCGCCAGTAGCAGGTAACACCACTACGGCTCGCCGTACTGCTGGTCTGCCGGCTTTCATCAAAACCAACACCGACTTCGGTTCTGGTGGCGCTGACACGGCTGGTATCGCTGCTCGTACCGATGGTACGCAGCGCGCTTTCACTGAAGATCAGTTGAAAGACGTGATCGCCCAGGTTTGGGAATCAGGTGGTACGCCTAAGATGCTCATGGTTGGCTCGCACAACAAGCAAGTTGCTTCGGGCTTCACCGGCATCGCGACTCGCTTCCGTGACGTTCCTGCTGGCCAGCAGGCACAGATCGTTGGCGCAGCCGACGTTTACGTATCGGACTTCGGTACTGTGAACATCGTGCCTAACCGCTTCCAGCGCGCTCGTGACGCTTTCGTCGTTGATCCGCAGTATGCGTCGATGGCTGTTCTGCGTCCGATCCAGCAGATGGAACTGGCGAAGACCGGCGACGCCGAGAAGCGCCTGATGCTCGTTGAGTACGGCCTGAAGGTTAACAACGAAGCCGCACACGGCATCGTAGCTGACCTTACCACGTCGTAATTGACATATAGGTGGGGGCGGGTTTAGGCTCGCCCCCTAACCTATAGGAGTATTCCATGTCTAAGCGCCTTATTTCCGACGACAAAGCTACCGGGATCAAGACATATCTTGATTACGACGGCACCGATGACAACGCCACTATTGTCAAAGAGCAGGATGTCACGAATATCGTCGATTACAACAAGGCTGCGTTTGACGCCGCGCCGAAACGGTGGGGCGACTTTACTCATGTAGGCCGCATTCCGATGACGGTTTACAACGAACTTAAAGAGAAGGGCATTCTGGACGACCAACAAGAGTTGGTGAAGTGGCTGAATGATCCTAACAACGCCATGTGGCGTACACGACCAGGGAATGTCTGATGGCGATTACAACCTACGCAGAACTTAAATCTGCCGTCGCTGATTGGCTCAATCGGGACGATCTTGACGCCGTTATTCCCAATTTCATTTCGCTTGCCGAAGCGCACTTTAACCGCACTATGCGCCATCGTAAGATGGTGACGCGGTCTGATGCTACGCTCGACACGCCATATTTTGCGGTGCCAGCGGATTGGCTGGAGAACATTCGCTTCCAGTTAAACACGAACCCTGTTACGCCACTGCTGTATGTAACGCCGGAACAAGCCGCAGAGGAACGCCAGAAATATAACGCATCTGGCCAACCACTATTCTTTTCTATGGTGGGAGAGCAGTTCCAAGTCGTGCCGTCGCCTGACACTAGCTACGACGCTGAACTACTTTACTACGCCAAGATTCCGGCACTGTCGGACGCCAACACAACGAACTGGCTTTTGACAGAAAGCCCAGACGTATATCTTTACGGCTCGCTGGTTCAATCTGCGCCGTATCTTAAAGAAGACGAGCGAATCTCTGTCTGGGCGGGGCTGTATCAGCAGTTTGTTGATGATATGATGCTGGCCGATGAACGCGCCCGTATTGGCTCGTCTAAACTTAAAGCTCGCTTCCGCACATTTGGTTAGGGGTCAACGCCGTGTCTTTTTCTAATTATCTTGAGAACAAAGTTCTCGATCATGTTTTCGGTGGCTCGGCGTATACTGCTCCGGCCACTCTTTATGTCGGTCTGTTTACTAGCGATCCTGGCGAAGCAGGCGCTGGCACAGAAGTTAGCGGCGGATCATACGCTCGCCAGACGATTGCGTTCACTGTAACGGGCAGCCAAGCGTCGAGCAGTGCTGCTGTTGAGTTCCCTACTGCGACGGCTTCGTGGGGTACGATCACTTACGCTGCGGTATATGACGCGGTGTCAGGCGGCAATCTTCTTGCATCCGGTGCGCTGACGACTTCAAAGACTATCGACAGCGGCGACGTATTCCGTATCCCATCGGGTGATTTTGACATCGACTTGGATTGATAAATGGCCGGTTATGGTAGTGGCTTATATGGCATAGGGAGTTACGGTATTGACCCATTAGAGGGTCAAATTACCGTAACGGCTGCTGCCACCGCTACCGCTTCTGGTCTTATTGTTAAAGACGCTGTCGTCGCTGTTGCAGCGGCGTCTACTGTATCGCCTACGGCTACTCGCGTTCGCGAAGCCGCGATTGCTGTTTCAGCTACATCCACAGTTTCGCCGACAGCTACTCGTGTTCGTGAAGCAGCGATTTCTTCTTCTGCGTCATCGACTGTTTCGTTGTCCGCTGTTCGTGTTCGTTTGGGCGAAACAACGGCGCTATCTACATCTACAGTTTCGGTAGCGGCGCAGGCAGTATTCCTTTCGGGCGTAACAGTAAACGCACAAAGCACTGTCACTCCGACTGCTAACCGTGTGCAGTCAACGGGCGCAGCAATCTCGGCCACATCTACTGTAAATGTCGTTGCAGTAGAAAAATGGGAACCTGTCCCAATTACGCCAGAGACATGGACGCAACAATCCGATACTGCTATATCGTGGGCTGCGAATAGTGATACACCGAAGACTTGGACGCCGGTTGCAGTAACGGGCAAGACTTGGACTGAAATTTCTGATACAGATGAGACTTGGACGCCGAAAGAGTTTCCAGACTCCCTGGCCGCATGAGGTAAAATATGGCTGATACTACCACAACGAACCTTGGTCTTACGAAACCCGAAGTCGGTGCAAGCGCCGATACATGGGGTGCGAAGCTCAACACGGACCTTGATCTTGTAGATGCGATCTTCACCGCTGAGGGTAGCGGGACGAGCGTCGGCCTGAATGTGGGTACCGGCAAGACTCTAAATGTAGCTGGCCTCGCTCGGTTCAACTCCAGTGGCAACTACATGGAGTTTGGAACCGACATCCTTACCTCTGAGGATGCTAGTGGCGCGCACATCCGAGCGGCAGTTTCTAGCGCGGAGTTCCCTACATACTCAGTAACGGGCGACACTAATACGGGGGTGTTCTTCCCTGCCGCTAACACCTTCGCGATTTCGACCGCTGGCGATGAACGCATGCGGGTCTCGTCCACAGGCTCGGTCGGGATCGGAACGACTTCGCCTAGCAGCCCATTAGACATAGAAGCCAGCACTGCCACAGTCGATATTAACATGACTAACACGGCTAACCGTGCTGAAATAAATCTACAAGAAAGCGGAACGACTAAGGGCATTCTTGAGTATCGTGGCAGCACAAATGGCACTTTGCCAGGCACGATGCGGATAGGCACACAAGGTTCTGATGATTTAATTTTTAATACTGCTGGCGCAGAGAGGCTTCGCGTTTCAGGGACAGGCCTCGTAGGAATCGGCACGACTTCGCCTGCTACCTTAACTGCTGGAATTACGGCTTTATCAATAAGTGATACTGGCGCTAAAACAACTGGCGATAAGATAGGTGAACTTAACTTCGTCACCGATGATGCCTCGTTTACTGGCACATATGCAGATGGCATAGGTGCGGCAATCAATGCCGTGTCAACCTCTGCGACTGGGGCGGCTTATGGCCTAACATTTACTACGGCAACTACTACAGGCTCGAACAGAGCGGAGCGTGTCAGAATAACTGAGACAGGCGACGTAGGTATCGGCACGACTTCGCCTAGTGCGAAACTTCATGTGTCTGGCACTGCCGCCACCCCTGCTGTATTGGGTCGCACAAGTTCAGATACAAACTGCAACATTGAGTATCGCGGCTCTGCTACCTCTGTTTATGCTGGTAAGGGCGCAGGGGATATTTGGGCTGTAGGTTCTGGTAGTGATCTAAGTAATGCAACTACCACTAAGTTCGCAGTTGATACAGGAAACGGCAACGTAGGGATCGGCACGACTTCGCCTTCTTACCAGTTGCAGCTATCTACTGATAGTGCGGCCAAGCCTTCTACAAATACATGGACGATTGCTTCTGACGCTCGCATCAAAAAAGAGACTGGAGAATATACCAAGGGTCTTGATGCGGTCTGTGCCCTCCGGCCTGTTACCTACGAATACAACGGTGCGGCGGGATTTGAGGCTGATGGCAAAGAGAATATCTCCATCATTGCACAAGAGGCGATTGAACATTTCCCCGAATGTGTCGGGACGTTTAACGCCAAATTGAATGAGGGTGATGAAGACGAAACGGAACTGTTTAACTGGAATGGTCACGCTCTCACATTTGCTCTTGTCAACGCCATCAAAGAACTGAAGGCCCAAAACGACGATCTTCGCGCCCGCGTGGCACAACTTGAAGGGCAATAGCCATGTCTTCTACTACTTACACTTGGACTATCGCTGCACTGGATTGCAGCAACACAGATGATGCTTTCCCGGCCAAAGTCATCACCGCTCACTGGCGGCTTGATGGCGAGTTCTTGAGCGGCGGGCAGTTCTCGGCTGGTGTCTACGGCACTGTGTCTTTCGAAGAGCCGGAAGCTGGCAGCTTTGTTCCCTTCGACCAGTTGACCGAAGCACAGGTCATCGGTTGGGTTGAGGCCGCTCTGGGCGATGAGCAGGTCGCTAAATACAAGGCCAACATTGAGCAGCAGATTGCTGACCTGATTGCACCGCCTGTTGAGAGCAAGCCTCTGCCCTGGGCAGCATAAATCGTGAAGGGGAGCCGGAAAAGTGCCTAGCATCAATCTTACTGAAGCAGAACGGCTCGCCCGTATTGAAGTCATTCTTGAGCGCATCGAAGCCAAGCTAGATCGGGTCGAAGAAGACCAGATTGAAGACATGGCGGAACTAGCTGCATTAAAGAACAAGGGTGCTGGCATCTTGATAGGTGTCGCGCTCTTCGCGGCTGGTGTTGGTGCGTCTGTTGGTAATTTGTTGAAAGCATTGTTTGAGTGACACATGGCTTACGTTTTTGGTTCTCGATCTCTAAAACGCCTGGAAGGCATTCACCCTGATCTGCGCCGAGTGATGGATCGCGCTATTGCGGCTACCGATCTGGATTTCACTGTTCTTGAAGGGATGCGAACTCTAGCACGACAGAAAAAGCTAGTAGCATCTGGTGCGTCCAAGACCATGAATAGCCGTCATCTTACCGGCCATGCTGTAGACATTGCTCCCTTAGTTGGGGGCAAAGTCTCTTGGGAATGGCCGCTCTACCACCGCCTGGCTCCTATCGTAAAACAAGCTGCACTAGACGAAGGCGTCCGTATTGAATGGGGAGGTGACTGGCGCAGCTTCAAAGATGGCCCGCATTGGCAATTGCCATGGCGTGACTATCCGGCGTGATCCTCCCGCCGATCTTTGCAGCGGTATTTGTTGTCTGCACTGGTTCGGTCTGGGTGTTCGGTTTTGTCGCGATGTGGTATTTAGCTATATCGGTAGAATACGCTGCGATTAAGTTTCTTAATTTTTCGAGACGGGTAAATAAAGATGGACATGTTAAGGAAATCTTTCACTGGGAAGGATAACGAGACATTAGACATAGGTCGTGTGCTTTGGGCGAAGATGTCCTTAGTGTTCTGTGGCGCATCTATTTACGCAATCTATAATGGCCAAGCATTCGACCCCAGTATGTGGGGTATAGGTGCTGGCGCAGTGCTGGCGGCTGGAGGTGCAGGCATCGCGGCGAAAGCCAAGACAGAGCCAGAAAAAGATGGCTGAGATTGCGTCTATTGTATCTGCCGTCTGGCCTATTATGCTTGCCGCAGTGCTTGTCATAATCAGTTTAGCCAAGCTAGATGGACGTGTGGGCATTTTGGAAGAAAAGGTCAAAGTGCTGTTCGATTTGTTCAATAAGGACAAGTAATGTTACCACTACCTAGTTCTCTAACTCTTTATGCCGCTGCTGGTACTCTGGTAGTAGGAACAATAGCAGGCTACAAGATACGGGATTGGCAGTGTGACGCTGCACTTGCAAACGCCTTGGAAGAGGCGGCAGAGCGGCAGCAGGAGATGCAAGATGAACTGGAACAAAAAGCCAGAGCCTATGAGGCGCTCAGAGATTATGCCGATGGGTTGGGAGCCAGCCGAGGAACGAGCATTCGCGAGATTTATCGTGAAGTTCCTGCTCCTGCCCCTAGCTGTGCTGCTCCTAATTCTATTGTCGGGGTGCTCCAAGGCGGTGTCGATAACGCCAATGCCGCCGCCTCCGGCGAACCTAGAGAGTAACTGCCGCCCACTCGACAATGTACCTGATCCGCTCATCGATCCAGAGCGGGCGCTCTGGGAAAGCCATTTGATTGCTCGTTACATGGAGTGCAGTGTCAAGCATCGCTTGACGATTGAGGCTTGGCGGGCGGCTGTAAATACGCAATAAAGCTGGTATAAGGCTGTATTGAAACTTTAGGTAGCGCCAGATGACCTTACTCCCTATCAGATTGCCGCCGGGCATCTACAAGAACGGAACTGAATTAGATGCCGCCGGACGTTGGTTCGACGGCAATCTTGTGCGTTGGGTTGAAGGAATGATGCGGCCTGTTGGGGGATGGCAGGAACGCACTACTACAACGCTTACCGGTAAACCCCGTGCTATTCTAACATGGCGCGACAACAGCGCCACGCGGCAGATTGCTGTCGGCACACACTCTAAACTCTACGCCGTGTCTCAGTCATCGGTGATTTACGACATCACGCCAACAGGCTTTACGCCAGGCAACGCGGATGCAAGTGTTGCCGGTGGTTTCGGGGTGGGTTTTTATAGCGATGGTTACTATGGTACGCCCCGCGCCGATGTCGGAACTATCACTCCCGCCACGACATGGACGCTTGATACATGGGGAGAGTATCTTGTCGGCTGCGCAAACTCTGACGGTAAAATCTATGAGTGGCAACTTGATACCAGCGGACCTACGCCCGCAGCCGTAGTCACTAACGCGCCGACAGGTACCACAGCTATTATGGTATCGAACGAGCGTTCGCTTTTTGCTTTAGGTGCAGGAGGAAACCCGCGCCGCATAAGTTGGTCTGATTTTGAAAACAACACGGTGTGGACGCCTGCGTCAGACAATCTTGCCGGCAGTATTGATTTGCAGACTGGCGGCAAGATTGTTGTCGCTAAACGTGTGCGCGGGCAAATTCTTGTCCTTACTGATATTGATGCACACGTTGTCTCATACGTCGGCCAGCCGTTTGTCTATCAGTCAGAATATGTAGGCCGATCCTGCGGTATTCCTGGGCCGAACGCGATTGCCGTGCAGGACAACTTTGCAGTCTGGATGAGTACTCGCGGGTTCTTCACCTACGACGGATATATCAAACCACTGCCGAGCGAAGTGTCAGACTATGTATTCTCTGACATCAACCGCGCACAGATGAGTAAAGTCTACGCCGTTAACAACTCACAGTTCAACGAAGTATGGTGGTTCTATCCGTCCGCAAGTTCGCAAGAGAATGACCGCTACGTTGTGTGGAACTACGCCGATAACTATTGGACTATCGGCGAGATGGCTCGTTCCGCCGGTACGGATCGCGGGGTGTTTACCAACCCGATCTTCGTCGGCACCGATGGTATTCTCTACGATCACGAAGTCGGAGTTAATCACGACGGGACTGACGTGTATGTTGAAAGCGGGCCGGTCCAGATCGGCAATGGCGACAACATCTATTACGTCAATGAACTCATACCTGACGAGCGAAATCAGGGCGATGTCACGGCCACATTTTATTCGCGCTACTACCCTAACTCAACGCAGCGATCTTACGGCCCGTACTCTATGACGAATCCCACGTCCGTCAGGTTCAACGGACGCCAAGTTAATATGCGCCTGACAGCCACGCCGAATACGGACTGGCGTGTCGGAACGATGCGACTTAACGCGGCGCCAGGTGGGCGTAGATGAAACTCCCCGCCCCACCGCAGGATTATCTCTCGTCGCACGAGAACCAGCGCAACAGGATCATCGAACAAGCCGATGGCCAGAACTATAAGCGCGGCCAAGATGTGCGTGTCCAACAGCCGTCCAAACTGATTGTCAGCGACGTAGATTTTATTACTGGCGAAACCCATGTAGACCAGACAGGCCGACTACATTGGAACGATACGGACCAGACTCTCAACTTGGGTATGGAATACGGCGTTGTTCAACAGATCGGCCAAGAGACTTACGCCCGCGTAGGCAACACGACAGGCTCGACAATCCCTAACGGAACAGTCGTAGGTTTTGCGGGAGCCACGGCTAACGCACTACTTGTGTCTCCGTATCTCGCGGATGGTTCGGAATCGAGCCTCTATATCATAGGGATAATGACGCACGATCTACCAGATAGCGGCGACAAAGGTTACTGCTGCACATGGGGTTTTGTGCGCGACGTAGATACAAGTGCGTTTACTGCTGGCGATATTCTATACGCACACCCTACAACTGCGGGCGCTCTTACTGCAACGAAACCAACTGCCCCTAACAACGTCATACCTGTTGCGGCGTGTATTATATCCGATGCCACAAACGGCGTTCTTTTTGTGCGCCCTACAATTGAACAACAAGAATACTACGGCGTATTTTCCAAGACTGCCGACCAAACCCCTGCCGCGATTAACACGGCATATGCTCTTACTTTTGATGCTACACCAGAAATATCCAACGGAGTGATTGTCGGAACGCCAACTTCAAGAATTGTTGTGCCGGATTCCGGCCTTTACCAGTTTGATGCGACAGTGCAGCTTACTAGCGGTAACGCTTCCGCCAAGAATATATGGATATGGTTCAGAAAGAATGGAACTGACGTACCCAATTCAGCGCGTATTGTTACTTCGGATATTAATAACGGATACGTTCCTGTTGCCTTACAAGATACGATTTCTCTTGCGGCCAATGAGTATGTTGAGATTATGTTTGCGGCCAGCGATACTGCGGTTACAGTAGATAACGTCGCGAGTACGGCATTTGCTCCAGCCGCCCCCGCCGCCGTTCTCCAAGTAGTTCAAATGCAGCAATAGTTTATGGACTTAGAACAAGAGTTTGCACGGTGTAAGTCTTGGATCGAAGACGCGCTCGAATACTCCGGCGGGACGCACGACATTGAGCATATTTGGGAAGGAATACAGTCAGGCCGCTATCAGTTTTGGCCAGGCAAATACAGTGCAATAGTTACGGAATTTCACATCTACCCCAAGAAGACATCTCTTCATGTATTTCTAGCAGGTGGTAAACTAGACGAACTACTAGACATGTGGGATTCTATGGAAATTTATGCTAAGGCAACGGGGTGTGCATCTCTTTCAGTTTCAGGTAGAAAGGGATGGATGCGAGCATTGGAAAGCCGTGATGCTAAATATCTATGCACTACGGTGATTAAGGAATTATAGGTATGTCTAAAGGCGGTAGCGAAACATCGACGGTAACAACCCAGCAAACGCTTGATCCGTTTATTCGGGATGCGTTGCAGCGCAACGTCATGGCAGCGCAGCAAGTAGCAGAGTTGCCATATCAGCCCTACAGCGGGCCACGTATAGCTGGTTTCCGTCCAGCAGAGCAACAAGCCTTCGACATCACACAGCAGGCTGTCGCTGGTCGTGTTGGCTCGCAGCAACTAGCGGAGGCTGTTCAGGCCGCGCAGCAAGCCGCAGCTTTTAGTCCAGAGCAGTTCCAACAGGATGTCGCTGGTTTCATGTCGCCGTATCAGCAAAACGTGATCGACACCACTATGGCGCGTTTGTCAAAGGCCCGCGCCGAGAGGGACGCGGCTACAAAGGGACAGCTTGCTGCCTCACGGGCTTTCGGGAACACACGAGGGGGTGTGTACGAGGCACAGCTTGCCTCCGAGCAAGACCTGAATACGGCACAGACTTTGGCTAATCTATATCAGCAGGGCTACGGCCAAGCAGCGGGTCTGGCAGCAGGACTTCCCGGTCAACGCCTTGAAGCCTCGCAGCAGTTGGCTGCGCTCGCGCCGCAACTGCTGGCGCAAGAGCAGGCATATGCGGGTATGCTTGGCGGTGTCGGCAAGGAGCAGCGGCAGATGGCGCAGCAGAACCTCGACCTTGCATACCGCGACTTCCTTGAACAGCGCGGTTATCCGTTGGAGCAACTGCGTACTCTTCAGTCGGGCCTCTCTGGCTTGCCGGCTGTTACGTCAACGGAGCAGACTTCAACGCAGCCTGGCGACGGGTTCCTCGGCGGGGCAGCTAACATTGTCGGTATCTTGGGCGCGTTGCAGAACCTCGGCATTAAGTTTTAAGGGGCAGAGAGATGATACTTCCTTTCTTATCGCAAGCGGGAACTACTGCCGCAAACGCCGCAGATATGCCCGCCGTTGGCGCGGATACTCAACAAGCGAACAGTTTGGCCGAGTTGACGCGTCTTCTTGGCGGTGATCTTAGTGGTTCACTAACTGGCGGCGATAAGTTGCTTGCGTTGTCTGCGCTTATGCGTTCGGCTACTCGCAGCGGACGCCGTGCCGGCCTGACGCCGCAGCAAGTCATGGGTCAGCTTCAGCAGCAGAAGGTTGCTGAAATGCAGAACCGTATAAAGGTTGAGGAGATGCGGGCGCAGATGGCAGCGCGGCAGCAGCAGATTGCGGATACTATTGAGTACGCGAGAACTTTGCCGGAAGACAAACAAAAAGCCTTTCTCGCCTTGCCTGTTGAGAAAAGAGTAGATCGCATGGAAACGGAGACGTTCCGCCAGCGTCAGTGGGTCGGAACTTTCGTTGATAAAGAAGGCCGGACGCTCAACCGCTATCTCGACGGAACGACCGAAGTCGCAGAGTATTCGCTTCCGCCCGAAACAATTATCGAGACCTACGACGTTAACGGCGACGGGGTCAACGAGCGTGTTGTGCTGGACAAAAATACCGGACTTCCTTTGAAGAAGGAGGACGGGACAGACATGGTCTATCCGCTTGGTATGTCGCCCGCTGAAATCGCCGCCGACATAGATCGCGATTTGTCCCGCGCGGTTACTATCCGTGGACAAAATATAAGCGCCGCGAAGGGCGGTGATGGCGGAATTACAGGGAAACAGACGCAACTGAGAACTTACAAAACTCCCAGTGGAGAAGTTGTTTCTGGAGAAGTTCGTTGGGATAGGGGCAAGGATAGCTGGGTCGATAGGGCGGGTAACAAAGTTACACTTATGCCGTCCCCTACCGCTGGAACAAACTTTCAGATTCCCCCCCAAGTCGGCGAGCGGCGTTTTCAGCAGTAATAAAGGATTGTCCTGAAATATGGCAACTAACCCTGAAACTGTTGTGCCATCTGCCCCGCCACCGCAGGGCGATGCCGCGCGCCATGCTCAAGGTCGCGCTGCTATTCGAGAGTATCTGCGCCAGAACAAAGGCAAGGCTACTCTTAAGGGCGTAACGGATTTAGCCGCAACTTTTGGTTTAATTTTTTCAAAGAAAAATGAACCATTTGTTAAATTAGCGGTAGAATGGGCGAACCGCGAAGACACTGATGTCGATCTGTTGCAGATCACTACGGACCCTTTGGCGCCCGCAACAGGCGACGCCGCACAAACCGAAATTATCCCGCCTGGATTTGTTCCGACGCCTGAACCGGCCCCGACACCACTTGAGGCTTTTTATACTGGCGCGGCAGATGTGTTCGCCCGCGAACCGTCGCTCGGCCTTGATCCAGAGAACCGGCAGTACGTCGAGAGTCTTGGGCTGCTAGGCCGATCCCTGTACGCACCACTTGGCGACATCGGGGCCGGCGCTCTTACCACTATTCAAGCTGGACTTGAAGGGACGGGTTTGGCGGCAGGCCAACTTATGGAGGATGTCGGCCTGCTATATCTTATTGAGCAGGCAACCGGCGTCAAGCAAACTCCCGAATATGCGCAACGCCAGTTTCTCGGTATGCTGGAATCCGAAGGCTTGCGCGCGCCGATGGGGTATGTCCCACCAGGATATGCGGTGGCTACAGGGCAAGTTCCCGTATCGGCTAGTCGTATGGCGCAGGCTCTCGAACGTGCGGAGCCTCTGCCTCTTACCGCCCCGCCACCGACGCCTATGGCGCGCATTGCTCAAGCGCCTGAGATTCCGCCGACTCGCATCACGCCTCGCATTCTGCCTCGCGCCGCTGCCGCTGCGCCAGAAGCACCCCCGCCCAGCTTGCCGTCGTTTTCTCCAAGACCCTTAAGCGGAGAAGAAGTTGCGGCACGGGTGGGTATACTTCAGGGTGAGAAGAAAAATCGCGTCTCCGATCTGTCGCAATATGCCCCAAGAATATACCGTGAAACAGATTTCGACAGTTTTCGCGGGTTTTTGCCGTGGGAAGATTTTTCCCTTACAAACACTCCATTTGGGACGTTTGTGGCCGACACTCCGGATATGGCTTTGGGGCAAGGCAGTAACCGGGGGGTTCTGCTCGAATTTGATGCAGAAGGGGTTCTGGGGAGAGTAAACGAACTGAAGCCCGCTTGGCAGGTTGGGTTTGGGGAAGGTCTGGGGTCGGAGTTTTTTGTTAGCGTTGACGGGGTGGAACAACTCAAGAAGAATTTGCGAGCCATTCGTATTGCGGATGAGGCCCAAGCGCCCTCGCGGTTCATAACTGAACGCCGTTTGAAGGAAGCGGGCTGGCCCGCCACTCGCGGGGACGGTTTTACCGAATACACGCGGCCTGTGCCCGCTGCCGCTGCGCCTGGACCTGCGCCCGCTGCCGCTGCGCCTGGACCTGCGCCCGCTGCCGCTGCGCCTGGACCTGCGCCCGCTGCCGCTGCGCCTGGACCTGTGCCCGCTGCCGCCCCGGTAATCCCATCACCCACAGTTGCGGCTCCAACGCGCCAGCCGGTAGTTCCTACTGCCACCATGACTGCTCCGCAAAGAGCAGCGGCCCTACAGACATTAGAGCAAAAAGGTCTGACACAGCCGATCATGGAGCATGGCCTTAGTAAAAAAGCGGCCAGCTTTGCAGCGGACTATTTGAATGAAGCCAAATTGACTCGGCCCGAAGACGTGCCGTTCACTCAATTTTTCTACGACCATTTCGCTGCCGGTACTTTGCCGGACAATGTAGTCCAAGATTTGTATAAAAAATACGACATGGACTATCTCGACATTGTCGAAGCCGCGACAGGTTTGCGCGCATCTGCATCCGAACTGGGCCGAGGTCTTGGGCTACTTAGTATAATTTCACGCCGCGTACCGACCGCCGCCGCAGAGTTAGCAAAAGCAGGGGTTAGGTCCCAGCCCGATCCTTCCGTTTGGATACGGGCTGGTAACGCTATGCGCGGCCTTATGGTTTCGCAAATAGCTACAACGATGCGTAACATAGCGAGTACCGGACTCCGAGTCGTCCTTGATCCGTTTGTCGCGACAGTTGACAATGTGATCAACGCAACATTGAACCCTGTTCGTAAGTTGCGCGGCCAAGATACCGTTCCAGTCAATCCACTAGACGCTTTGGTGCTGGTGACGCAGCAGTTCAAAGGCGAACAGAAAGGCGAAATCTTCCGGCAACTTGCCAAGACACGGCCTAAGATAAATAGGAAACTATTGTCGGCGTATTCGCCGGACGTTACTCGCCCGATCTTGAATGATAAGTTTGGCAAAATCGAGAAGGCTGTCGATATGCTAAACATTTTCAACCGCGCGTCAGAATATGTTACGCGCCGCGCCGCGTTCCCGGCGTTCTTGCGCCGCGAAGCGCAACGCAAAGGTTTGGATTTTGATGCCTTAGTAAACAACAACCAACTCCATACCATCCCTAAAGAGATTATGGAGAAGGCGCTTAACGAAACCCTCGACCTCGTTTATGCCCGCAGACCCGGCGAAGGCGGCCCGCTGTTTCTGGGCAAGTCCTCGAAAAAAATCGTAGATTTTATCGAAGACCTTGGGCCAGTTGGGGCGTCAGTTGTCGGCTTTCCGAACTTCATCGCCAATGCGTTGCGCTTTCAGTTCGAGTATAGCCCTGCTGGTTTCTTTCGCCTCTTGTCTAAAAAGGAACAGGCTCGCCTGATGAAAGGCGACAGCGACGTTATGGGCAAAGCAGTCGTCGGTAGCGCGATGCTTTATGCGGCAATGCAGTTTCAAGACAGCGAGTACGCCGGAAGTAAATGGTATAACGCGCGCCTACCCAACGGCAAAGAAGTTGATCTTCGCCCGTTCTTCCCAGCAGCGCCGTATCTCTTGTTGGCCGATCTCCAGAAACGGTACGAAGACGGGACGCTCGACGTAGCCTACACCGCCGCCGACATTGTTCAAGGTTTTAGCGGCGCGCAGTTCCGCGCTGGCGGGGGTCTATACGCCGTTGACCAGTTGATACGCGATCTTGTCCAAGCCGGATCAATCGGCGAAGGCGCTATGTCCGCGATTAAAGGGATTTTGGGTTCTTCGCTTGGTAGCGTTCTGACGCCCATGAGTACCCTTAAAGATGTAATTGCTCAATTCCGGCCTGAAGAAGCAGTTGTCCGCGATACATCCGAAGCACCGTTCTTGGGTCAAGCATTGCGAACAGTGCCGTTTGCACAGAGCGAACTCCTTGGTTTGCCAGAGCAGCAATACATTTCGCAAGAAGCTGCGCGTACCACAGACGACCCCCTTCTGCGCCAGCTAACGGGTGCGGCCATTCGCCCCGCGCCGACGATCATCCAAGACGAGATGCGCGATCTTGGGTTTGAGGACTACGATCTCTACAGGAAAGTAGGAATACCCGATCTTGACCGCACCGCCAAAGAACTGATCGGCTCTATCGCTGAATATAACGCAGATGCGTACTTTGGTTCGGAAGACTATCAAGCGGCGGACTCTTTGACTAAACGCGAGATGTTCAAAGAGTTCTACAAGGATATTCGAAGTATAGTTAGAGACGCTATTAAGCAAGAAAACCCCGCATATGCGGCTCTCATGTTCTTTCAGGATGAGTCGCGTGAAGATAAAATCCGTTTGAACCAGCAATACGAAGAAGCAACGGGTTTAGATTTTAAGAAATTCTATAGCCAACTGATAGATGCTCCGTTAGTGCAGACAAAAGAGGCCTTTGATGCGTTGCCGGCTGGCACAAAGTACACCGATCCTGGCGACTACAAAGTTTATACAAAGAAGTAGACTATGGCACGCACAGTAATTAAAAACGCATGGAAGCCAGAGCCTAAACCAAAGCGGCGGTGCAAGCCACCGCACTTGCGCCACCGCAAGAAGCTGGGACCGAAGAGCAACATGAGGGTAAGGTAATGCCAGGTAAAGGACTATACGCAAACATCCACGCCAAGCGTAAGCGCATAGCTGCCGGATCAGGCGAGAAGATGCGCAAGCCCGGAAGTAAGGGCGCACCTACGGCTGCGGCCTTCCGTAAGTCTGCCAAGACTGCTAAGAAAAAGAAGTAAGGAATTATCTATGCCAAAAGTCGGCGGGAAACATTACAGCTACACCAAAGCAGGCATGGCCGCAGCCAAGAAAGCCGCTAAGAAAATGGGTAAGCCCATGACTATGGCTCGTAAAAAGAAGAAGAAATGAGCAAGAAGAAAGACCCGCGCCTAGCCCGTGCTGGCGTGTCTGGGTTTAACAAACCCAAGCGGACACCTAGCCACAAAACCAAAAGCCACGTCGTCGTGGCCAAGGAAGGCGACAAGATAAAGACTATCCGGTTCGGCCAGCAAGGTGTTCAAGGGGCGGGTAAAAATCCGACGAGCGCCAAAGACAAAGCGCGCAAGAAGTCGTATTATGCACGGCACAATGCCCAAGACGCAAACCCAAGCAAACTTAGCGCCCGCTACTGGTCGCACAAAGTTAAGTGGTAAGATAATCGGAGTTGATCCTGGCGCTACTGGCGCCTTTGCGATCCTCGATACCGAGACACACCATCTCGTCATCATCGACATGCCGACAACTAAGGTGAAACGAGGGACGCGCCAAGTCAATCAAGTTGACGCGGTGTGCCTTGCTAATCTCTTGCGTTCCCACGCCGATGGCGCCCGCGCAATCGTAGAGAAGGTTCACTCCATGCCAGGCCAAGGCGTGGCCTCGACCTTCAGCTTTGGCCGCGCCGCCGGTATCATCGAGGGTGTCTTGGCTGCGCTCGACATTCCCTTCTCCCTCGTCCCCCCTGCCACATGGACGAAGAAAATGCGTCTGTTCGGCGGTAAGGACGGAAGCCGCGCCCGTGCGCAAGAACTCTTCCCCGATCAAGCCCATCTCTTTGCACGAAAAAAAGATGATGGACGTGCGGATGCTACGCTGATAGCGTGTTACGCCGCAGAGGAAGAGGAACATGGATCATTTATTCGACTATCAGAAAACGGGGACTGATTTCCTCGCTGATAATCCCGCCGCATTTCTGGCAGATGAGCAGGGACTAGGTAAGACTATTCAGGTGATCGCGGCTTGTGATAAGCTCGGCCTGAAGAAAGTCGTTGTGATCTGCCCCGCCATCGCCAAGATCAACTGGCGTCGTGAGTTTGATAAATGGAGTAGCGTTGAGCGCGAGATAAAAGTCTTTTCATATGACAAGATGACGCAGTCCAAGGAGGTGCGCAATGAGATTGCCAAGTTTGAACCTGACGTTCTGGTCCTGGACGAAGCGCATTATCTCAAGAACCGTCAGGCAAAGCGCACTCGTTATATCTACGGCCAGTTTTGCCGTGGGGATGGTCTTGTGCGTTTTGCTGATCGTGTCTGGCTTCTTTCTGGCACTCCCATTCCTAACGATGTCAGTGATTTTTGGACACATCTCAAGGCCATCTGGCAGTACCCTCTCAACTTTACGGACTACACTCTCTACTTTTGCAAGACGTGGCGCGGGCAGTTCGGGCTGAAGGTTCTCGGCAACAAGGCCGAGAGGATGGGCGAGTTCAAGACGATCCTGTCCTCAATTATGTTACGCCGTAAGTCCGAGAATGTGCTGACAGAACTGCCCCCGCTCTGGTGGCAGGACGCAGTCATCGAGGTCGATGGCTGGGACGATATGAAGCACATCGAGAACGAGCAAGAGCGGGAAGCCGTCGAGCTTATTCTGCAAAGCGCAGTCACGCAAGATGATGTAAGTAACAAACTGGACGACATCGCGCCGCACATGGCGTCGCTAAGGCGGCTGACCGCGCTGGCCAAGGCGAAGCCTGTGGCTGCGCAGTTAGCGGGCGAGCTAAAAGACAACGCTTACGATAAAGTCGTAGTGTTCGCCTACCACCGTGCAGCACTCGAAGCGTTGCGTGAAGGACTAGCGGAGTTCAATCCGGCGTACATCGTGGGCGGCATGACAGCGGGCGAACGCCAAGAAGAGATCGACCGCTTCCAGAACGACAAAGATTGCCGCGTCTTTATCGGCCAGATCACGGCCTGTTCGACAGCCATCACGTTGACTGCGGCCAACCAGGTTGTGTTCGCGGAGATGGATTGGGTGCCGGCGGTTAACGCTCAGGCGTCAAAGAGATCGCATCGGATCGGCCAGTCCAAGCCAGTGATCGTGCGGTCGTTTGCGTTAGCTAATTCGGTTGACGAAATCGTTGCACGGACACTTGGGCGGAAAGCTCGGATGATCTCCGAGGCGTTGGATTAAGGGACCGAGACACCCCAACGCGCCTCGGCCCCTATCACTTATAGCAGATCGTCGAGATCAGAGATGTCGGCGGTCGGCTTGGCTTCGGCTGTAAATTCATCCGATGCAGACAGACGCCCGTCCATGCGGGGGCCGTCCTTGATCTTCTGAAGATTTCCGAGAGCAAACGATACACCGTTGTTGCCATTGACACTGTAGGCATAGGCCCGCAGCGATGCCTTCACGATAGTCCCTGGATAGATTTCCTTCGGATCGTTAATAGAGGCAGGCTTGCCGCTGTCATCAGCATAAATAGACACAACGCCAGGTTGTTGCTTCGACTTGACGTTGATGAACGTCGAGCCTTCAGGGTATCCCTTGTCGGTTGCGTCTTCACGAAACGGCATACGGATTTTACCCGCCTTAATCATGTCTCGTGTCTTGTCCCCCCACTTCTCCTTGGCCACGGCCATAACCGCCGCCTTCATGTCTGTAATATCCACGTCGTCCTTAAAGACGAGCGCGCAACTATAAACCGGCTCGCTCGCACCAGGAGGTGTCTGCGGCTCAAAGATATGCGGATAGCTAATAACGGCTTCAGGCGTAATCACTTTTGTCATACGTACTTCCTTATTCACTCATTCACGGTAAATTCGTCGGAGGCTAACAAAGCCGCCGGCGGTCGGCGATCAGTATCGGGAACCATCGACAGCCCCGTTGATACTGACATGATGAGATCGCTGGGGACATTCTTCTTTCCCACAACTTTCTCAATCTGAGCGGGCGACTTGATCTTCTTCTCGAATATCTCCTCGTCCTCCAGATTCTCTGAAGCTGCCCAGTCGAGCAGTTCTTCTTGGTTCTTCCATCGCCGCGTCGGGCGCTTCTCGACGAGCTTGAAACCAGGAACGGATGTTCCAGCTTCCAACATCGTATGCGCGTGACGGCGTAATGATTTGATCCACTCCTCTACCAATGGTAGCTTGTCCATGTAGGCGCCGATCTCTTCAGGTGTCAAGTCATCCACAGACTTGATAGCTCCGAACTCATCTTGCGCCACCGCCAGAGCATTACCTCTCAGCGCCGAGCAAACGCCCGCTGCCTTACAGAACTTGCAGTGATCGCCAGCAATCAGTGGCGCATCCGGCGCAAGCGCAGCGTGGGCGGCGTCGATCAAGTCTGTCCCGAAGTCCAGTATCTCGTCTTTCGTGTAGCTATATGTCCTGATCGAACCATCACGGTGCGAGGCGCGTGGCTGCACGATGGCAGTGTGAACTTGATTGATAGGCGCTTTGTTTCCGATCTTCAGGACAGCGCCCAAGGCATAGTATTTAAGCTGCGCGTTGTCTTCGACATCGACTGCCACACCTTGGCCGTGCTTATAGTCAATTATCCACAGATTTCCTGTTTCCTTGCCGTAGATCGTGCAGTCGCTGGTACCGAACATAGGCATAGGTGGGTCGAGGTCTTCGAGACTGAAGCGTTGTTCGAGCCGCAGCAGTGCTGGCGCTTCTTCTGCCTCAGTTGCGCGGACGAAGTTGACGTAAGTCTGCACAGCGGTGGCCATGTTGTCATCTACGATATGATCGTTGAATGAGCCGCCGATGCACAGGGCTACGTCTTCGATATTGTTTTCCAAGCAATGCTCGCCCAGTTCGTGCGCCGCCGTGCCTAGTTCGGCAAAGGGGCTGCTCTCATCTGGAAACCGTTCCTCGGCCTTCAGACTTCCAGGACACGCCATGCGGCGCTTGGAGTTGGACGCACCAAAAGATGCGTGTGCTATCTCGCCAGCCATTCTCTGTATCTCCTTTGTTTTTCTCTCTCTTTTATTCGTCGCTGCATCTCTCGTATCTCAATCCATAGTTGCGGAACCATAGTTTCTGTTAGATACAATCCCGCAGCTACGGGTCGCAGATGGCTGGGGACTTTTGAATCTGCACCCCATCCTTCTTGCGCGTACTTATTATTAAGCGTCTCGTCCCGATCAAAATCAGTCACGAATTAAATCCCCTAGCCAATCGTCATCTTCCTCTAGCTCAGGGATGCCGGTCTTCTTACGCATTGCGAGTAGTTGTGCTTCGACCTCTTCCTTTGTCAACGCAGTGGGCGTGAGCCGTGTCTCCGTCAACGCCTTTACCTTGGCCGCATAGTCTGCGTCTTTCTCAATCATATAGTCTGCACGACGAACGCCGTGGATGATTGTCGAGTGATCCTTGCCGCCGAACAGCTTACCGATACGCGGGTAGCTCCAGCCCCGCTCACGCAAAGTTTTGTACATCGCAAAGCGAGCCGGCATAAGGTATTTATATCTAGCGTTTCCGGCTATCTCCTTCACAGACAGATCAAACAGTTCACTCGCCTTATTCAGTAGTCGTATCTTCGTCTCGGACATTTTCATTCTTCTCGTTTGTGTAGGTATTCTTACCAATCCTGCGCCACGGACCTAACTCTAGAGCTAGTTTCCATGAACCTGGCTCGCTCTCATCGTCGGTCATTTCGTCTCTCCTAATCCGGCTATTGTCACAAGGCGATCAAGCCCAAAGGCCATTTCAACCACGCGGGTGTCAGGCGAAAAGTCCGTGCGGATCGAACAAGACGCGACTTCCCTCCAATCGTTTGCGAGCCTTACCTCAAGGTCCCGTGTGCTTTCGGAATAGGAAGGTAATCGGTCGCTATCAACAACCCGTGTGTCCGCCATCGTCACCCGCTCAACCACAGGGCGACAAGCTTCAATTAACTTGCCGCGCAAAGCCCCGTCGCGCCTCTTCTCTGCCAGAGGCACAATGCACTGAAACTCAATCTGCCAAAACGAATTGAACCGTAGTTTGGCCGCGCTGGCCCCGTCGTTTGTCTCGCGCCGCGACGAAATCCCCGCCTGCCAAATGCACAACGGCAACCCCGCGCCCCGCTTCATCATCCAGCGCGCATACGCATAGCTCGAAGGTGTGGTTTCAGCCCGTAGGCACCAGCCCTTGTGATTAGTGACGAAAATGTCTCCATCGTCATAGGACGGCGAGATTTGATCTCGCGGGTGCAGGATCGGCCCCTCAACGCGATACATAGCCCATTCGCGGGTCAAGGTGTCGCGCACTGCCGCAGCCAGTTCGGCGATCACATGCTCTCGCAGCCGTATTTCACGTTCGTGCCAGAACCGAAGACCCCCGTGCTGAAATAACGCCTCACTCACCAGTCGTCTCCCTCATCAATCATTTGGCCCTCAATCTTAAGCCGCTCGATCTCAGCCTCAAGCTGCTCAACGCGGTCATGCAGTTCAGCAATGCGCCGCGCTAACACTTTCGGGTCGGTGATCGACGGGTCTAGCTTAATCATCGCCCCACCCTCCTAAGTCTCCACGCCTAAACTTGATGTCGATGTCATCAAAGAGCGTGTTCTTTTTGTGTCGGAGAAACCACGCCGAGAACCCAACGAGAACTGCGGCGCAGCCAATAAGCATAGTATGTTTCATCTTCCCCAATCCTTTTCATCATCTTCTGCCATGAATGCGTCACGATACTCACGCAGCTCCTCGGCTGTCATATCGCAATCGGGAACATATCCCTCATCACGATAGCAGTGCGGCTTGTATCCATACCATCGGCCCCCGCTGTAGTAAGCGTCGGCAGAGCCGCATTCGGCTGGTGTTGTCGGGCCTATGTTTAGTCTGTGCGCCATGTCATCTCTCCTTCAGTTCAAATGTGACCAGTGATCTCCCTCTTCAATGCTGTTGGCCACGTCTTCCAGCACTGTGCAAATGATGTCAGCGCGTTCAATGTCCATTCCTGGGTCGGAGATCGCAGTCCCCAAGATATGATGGGCCGTGTCGCGAACGTGTTCGACAATGCGGTATCGCTCGGCCATCTTACCACTCAGGTTACTTTTCATATCGCGGCCCTTCTTTGCCTTCCGCCGCAATCGGACAACCCTCCGCCCACGCCGGAACTTCGACCATAAGGTCAATCATCTCGGCGAGTGTGCCATGATTGTCTGGTACTTCGCAAATGATTTCGTCATGCACAGACATAATTACGGGGTAGCCAGCCATCTCTAGCCGCATCATCGCACCGGCCATCAGGTCGCGGGCGGTGGCCTGGACTACGTTCTCTGTCAGCAGACCACCCCATATGATCTGCGATGTCCACTGCCGCGTCACGCTGTTCAAGGTGTCTACTTCAACGGCTTCGCGCTTGGCGCTCCACGGCGTCTCACGTTCCACAATGCGAGGGTTGTGGTACGTAAGGCACCGGCCAGACTTTAGTGGCAGTCTCGCAAACTGCCCACTTTGCGAGATCACTTCGCGGCAGTTCTCCAGAAACTCATCCTCTATATCGCGCCAGTAGTTCGAGATCGCGCTGTTGCTCTCACGATAGACATAGACAATGCGCTTGGCTTCTTCTGAATCCACTTCAATGCCCATCGCTTTGCATTGCTCGGCGAAGCGTTTGCCGCCCATGCCATAGCCGCAGCCGAGGATCGCCATCTTGCCAACTTGGCGTTCGTTCCCGTCAATCTTATCGACAGGCTTATTGTAGATGTCCTTCGCCATCACCTTATATACATCGCCGCCAGCAGCGAAGGTCTTGACCAGTTCCGTCTCACCGGCCAGCCACGCCAATACACGCGCTTCGATTGCCGCATAGTCCGCAAAGAGCAAGCGGTGTCCTGGCTTGGCGATTAACATCGAGCGCAGCAAGTCGGAGGCAATTAGTGTGCCAGCGCCGTGATCGGCAACCGACTGATCGTCCTTCAACTTGGCGATGATCTCGTTGAGTTCATCCTGTGATCGGCTTGGGCGAGGGAAGTTCTGTGGCTGGACGAGCTTGCCAGACCAACGCCCCGTGGCTGCGCCATGATAAACCAGCAGCCCGCGCATCCGGTCGTCAGCACCAGCCGCGCTCTCCATGCTATCTAATTTAGCAGTGCTGGACTTTGCGCCGTCCTGCCGCAGCATAAGAACCTTGCGGATCACGGGGTGAAGGTTGGGTAAATCCAACATCCTAGTGACGTGCTGCTTGTCCACGCTTTTTGTGGAGATGCCATAAGCATTCAGCCACTTCACCAGATCGACACCCTTAGTGGCTCCAGTTACTTGGCCTTTAGTTAAACGTGCTATCTCTGCGTCTATATCTTCTTTACTATTGTCGGCTAATACTCTGACGCGCTCAAGTAGATCGCGGTCGAGCATAACGCCTCGGTCGTTGACGCGCTGGTCAAGTAGAAAGACTTGGCGTTCCTGTTCGTCCATTTCGATCAGACGTTCGGCGACGGAGACTTCCGTCCGCACGTCCTGAAGGCAATAGTCGAACAAGGCTTGCATCTTGTCGGGCGTGTTCCACCATGTGTGCGTTCCATCGGCTTTTGTTTTGCGTGGCCGAGCCATGCGCAGCATCAAGCCTTGGCCTGTCTTATCCTTCTGCTGTTCGACGCCGAGAACGTCGGCAGCTTGGCCGAGGGCGCGGGGCAGACCCATCGCGCTGGCCTGTGCCATTGTGCAGAACCATTGCGAGGAGCGAGTGCGCGGCCATTTGTATCGCTCGACCATGATCTTGTTCCAGATCACGCGCTCGAAGTTGGCATTCCAGGCGCGCAACTTACCGCCTTCAACAATGTAGTCTTCGAGGCGCAC